AGCCTGCAACGGCATCAGCCCAAAACCTTCGCCTCTTGTCACGGCGATGAAACAGTCGGCTTGCGCAAAATAGTCTATGGTTTCTTCGTCGGTGAACCATTTCTTGTGCATGAACACGTTGTCAGGCAAAACAAGATCGGGTACACCGTACGCCTCAGGGTTCGGTTTCAAATGTAGTTCGGCGTCAAGGTCAGCAAGTTTGAACGCCTCAAACACGATATCTAAACCTTTGCGTAACCATTGTGAACCACCAGCATGGAACCTGAACCGTTTGTTTGGTTCCCGTTTGCGTGGCTTCCAAATGTTTTTGTCAACCCCTAACGGTACGAGATGCACGTTGTCGTGATAGCGGGAGAACAGTTCAACATTATGGTTACAGGGTACGATGATCTGGTCATAGATGTTGCACCAGTCGCTTTGCTGTTGGTTCAGTTCACTTGATTCCCACATCGTGAAACAGGCTCGATGCTGGTTTTTGTAAAAGGTTTTTATCTGGTATGGCTGCATCATGTTCACCATCACATCGGCGTGTTCGTGTAGCGTGATGTCTGCCGGTACATGTTCCATGAACCCTTTGTACATTGCACCGTACCCGTATCTTGGATGCGGATAACCAAGCCAAGACTGGTAGTTCATTGAGATACGCTAACAAAATTCCAATGTGAAGCATCCTGAAATTTGATGCGTGGAACCTCATTACGATCACATAAGGCTTGTAGATATTCGCTGATTACCTTTTCAAAAAACGGGAACACGTTGTCGCGGTAAACGTGACCTACAGTAATGGTTGGTATTGGCATCACTTTGATTGTTTTCAACCCGATGGCTGCCCACGCCAACGGATATCTGGTATCTATTTTTTCTAAACCTATCCGCAAATCCATTGCTGCCCTTCGCCACACCGAAGAAGTAATCAAAGTGGCGGCAACGATTATCGATTTATCTTTCAATGATGTTATGTAGTCGCGGGTGAACCCTCGGAACCCTGGGTTTGTTTCGCCTGCGTTTGCAGAATAGTGAAGGATTCTGTCGGTGCCATCAAGCAAAGGCAACAGCGTTTCAATGGTTCCTGGCAACAAAGTGTCGTCATCTCCGATGACCCAAACATATTCTCCTGTGCCAACCGATAACCCACGGAACACGTTCGGGTCGCCGTCAATGTTTTGATGCCGTTTAGAGTATTGAAGGTTCGGATATTTTGTACAAAAATGTTGTGCGTATCCGTCGTTGTCGCTGACAATCACTTCAACACCTTCCACAACTTGTGGCATGATGCTCGCTAAACATGCTTCAATGTCTGGTCGCCTGTAGGTTGGAATATAGATTGTTAACCGCATCAATCGGCGATCTTTTCTAGTTTCGCTGAGCCATCAATTTTTGTTGGCTGCCCACCCGTTTTGCGTATCCGTTTATAGGCATCCAAATCTTTGTCAAGTACACGTTCTTTAGCGTTCAAATCTGCGACATTGTGACGTGTCGGCATCGCCGAACCTGACACACGGACATGGCTGATACGGCAAGCGAAGCAGCCTTCAACGTCTAGATTCGGATGTGTTTCCCTGTGTTTCATAATCCCCTAACTGATATATGCGCCGTAACCTGCCGATGTTAAAGCCGCAACTTCGGCGGCGTCAACAATGTTATCTGATCCACCCCAATAAACTTTGCTGATCGTAGTGATGTCGTTCGGTTCGTTTTCTGTGAACGTGCCGTCAGTCAACAAGAACACGTTTCTGCCCCGTGGTTCGTTGTCGAAATGTTTGAACAGGTTGAAAGCCAAACGGACTTCTTCGGATGCGAACTCGTTCGGTGGGATACCGAGCGCCACGAAGTCGTCTGTAGGTGGGTTAAAGATACTCATGTTACGTAACTACCATAGCCTGCTGATACAAGTTCGTCTTTTTCTTCTTGGGTTACAAAGTTCTTGGTGCCACCCCAATAAACTTTTGACACCTGATCGTATTCGCGTTGTTCAACTTCGGTGAATGTGCCGTCAACCAGTTTGTATACGTTCACACCGGCGTATTGTGGGTCGGCGTAACGGAACAGTCGACCAGGGATACTTGTATCAAACCTGTCGGCTGAACGTATCTCGGTTGTTGACGGTGTACGGAACAGCAACAGTTTGGTCTGTGTGGCGCTCTGTGTGCCTGTGCCTGTGGCTGTGGCTGTGCGCTGGCAAACACGGGCCGAAACAATGCTGCGGGTACCGGTACCTGAGCCTGTGGCGGTACGGGACCTTGTAGTGAAACTCGTGGTACTGGATGCCCCTGAGCCGTTCCCTGTTGCGCTACGAGGGGCGATATGAAGCGGGGTGGCACTAGATGACCCCAAGCCTGACGCTGACGCTGTACGGGCGCGTGTGACCTCAAACGTGTTCGATGATGTACCTGTGCCTGAAGCACTAGCGGTACGCAAAACAAGACGCAAACCTGTAGCAGTCTGAGAACCCGTACCTGAACCTGACGCTGTGAAAGCACGAACGACGTTACGGGTAGCAACAGACGAACCTGTACCAGAACCCGTAGCGGTACGGGGCGCAATATGCAAACCAGTAGCACCACCAGCAGTAGTACCCTGACCACTAGCAGTAGCGGATCGGGGAACAACACGTTCACCTTCAGCGACACTAGAACCAGTACCAGACCCCAATGCCGTACGTTTGGCGACAAGCACAATCGCTGTTGATGATGAACCTAACCCTGACGCTGACGCCGTACGCCCAACTATCCGTAGACCTGACGCCGATTGTGTACCTGTGCCTGCACCTGTGGCGGTACGTGCGGTTACACCACGAAAGAAACCTTGAGTGTTCGCAAACGGTGACGCAAAATAAATAACTTTGCGTGGCGCATAATTAGGTACCTCGGCGAACTCCCTGAACCCAGGGGTGTCCGTGAACCCGAAAGTAAAATCGGTGACTCCAGTAGCCATAGGGCTACCTCACCCTAATCGAGGCTGAGAGTTAACGCGGTGATCTGAAACGTGTCACCGGCAGTAACAGCCGCAGACGACGACAAAGCGCCAGTCCACAAACAGTTACCCGCAGTTGAATTATCCCACAAAGAAAAATGCGAATAAGTTTCCGTAGTAGAAACATTGGTCCATTCGATAGTTGCCGAAGCAGACATAGAACCACTTGAAGCCGCACTAAACGTAACTTCTTTACGAGTTGTTTCCGTAGCAGCATTGCTTGTACCTGCTTCACCAGGATCACCTGTGTGCAGTTTTGTGTAAACGTTGCTAACCGAAAACGATTGTGCGCGGAGAGCATCCAAAAATTTGTTTTCTGCGTAATTAGAAATAGACATTTGTTACCTCACACGAAATAATAGCAGAACGAGAAAAGGGGTCAGGCAGGGGAAAAGCCTGACCCCCCTCTCAACTTACAACTGAACTATATGGTTCAGGCGCCGAGGCTTGAAGCCGACTCGATACGACGAAGCGAAGCCTCGCGGAATCGAGCATAGCCACCGAGCCAGTACCAACCGACAGGTTGGAAACGTGACAACACATCAACTACTGGACCGCGTACGACACGTGGGAACGCGCCGTTGCCGTCAACGATTGAGTGTGCCTTCGCCAAAGCCTGACGGCCTGCGATGTGTGTGCAGTAAGCATCAACTGTTCCAGTCGATCCTGAACCGTTTGAGGCGTTCTCAAAGATTTTGGCTCGTGGAGTCTCAATGAAACGGACACCTTCAAAAGCGCCGATTTCACCGTTGTAGATGCCTGCTGGATCGCTGTACACGTGCGGGTCACGCCACGATGCTACGCCTGTCTCCTTGCGAAGATCGTACGAAACGTCTGGGTGAATGTAACCCATGTACATGCCATTGAACGAAACTGCGTTCGCTTTGCGAAGTGCAGCAACAACCTTGCGGATGTCGTTCGCTTCAATGATGTCCGTTGCTTCAATTTCGGTGCGAGCAGTTGGGGTTGTTGAACCGCCACCACCGTAGACAACGTTTGTTCCTGCGGACAGTACCTCGCGGATAACACCGTCAACCGAGATACCTG